AACTGCTTAGATAAATCAAATCTAGTAATCTTGAGGTGAGGATCACCTATGAAAAGTACGCGTGCCATTATTTACTTTTACCATACTTTTCACTTATATATAGATATCTATCGATTGCATTCATCTCTTCTATGGAGAAACCAATCAACGGACCTGATGACAGGCCTATGGCACAATATGGATCACTTGATATATCATGCATTTCACCTGTAGTATTTAATGACTGTGCAATTAATGTGCACTTAGCATTTCTTGCTACCATTGCTTCAGCTGCAGCACGAATCTCTTCAGTAGAGGGATCTCTAGTACATCCAATAAGACCTAATATTAATATTCCAATTAAGTATTTCACTTATACTCCTCACTGACATCTTTATTATTTAAAGTATCATCTAATTGCATCTCACTTATAAAACAATAACCCACACCAGTTTCAAAAGTATGTAAAGTACCATCTTGACATCTGAACTGTGTCTTCTCACTGCAAGGATAATTCTTGTCAGACCCAACTTCTTCTATATCAGTAACTTGAACCACATAATGAAGTCCATTATGAGTCTTACATATATTTTCTGCATTAGTAAATACATAATCATGAATAATACCAACTCTCTTGTAAGAAGTCTTTGTTACAAATAATGGTCTTATATATTCTCTAAGAATATCACGACCTGTAACACACTCTACAGACATTGATAATACCATCATAGATATAGATAAACCTATTACAAAAACTGGTATCAAAACTAATAAAGCACCTATGTTTTTCAATATATCCTTCATTTATCCTTATTCCTTTTTCTATACGCATTATAGCACTTAGTACAATAATATCTACTAGGATTTATACCGTGAATACCGTAATCACTTTCAGCACCGCAAGTTATACAGGGATCTTCAATCGTTAAAGAAGGTATTGTCGGCGTCACTGGTACTTCCAATAACAATGGTTTCAAAGTCTCTGTCAATTTTTCGTCTTTCTGTATCGGAGAGGAATTGAATTGGGACTCCATTATATTCAAATCTATTGAGATCATCTTGGTTCCCTACTATTAGTAAGCGTCTATATTTAGACGGTAAAGATTGAATTTTAACTTGACCGCATGACAAGTGCATAGTCATTGTCTTCATACTTACATTTGGAGAGGCACTCATTCTCGTTGCATACATTGTATTTATAAGATAACTAAAAGCATTATAAACATCTTGAGACATATACACTATCTCAGCATGCTTATGATTTTGCATAAGTCTAACACTCTTCTCTTCTAAAAGATCAATAGTTATATCTGCGGGGAGGCAGTAGTATTCGTACATATTATCTCCTGATATTTAGAGGATTTTACTAAATTATCTTTTGCCCACAGTGGTTGCAAGTTAGTATAATGACAAGCTGTTTTAAACTCATCTAGATTTGCAAGATTAAATGATGATAACGGCTTTATATGATCTATGTGCCAACTACCATAGTTATCCCAAGTCATGCCTAATTGAAACTTAGACTCTAGATGAGCTTTAAAATCATCAACGGAGCAACCTAAATCTCTAATCGCTGAACCGACTTTTTGATTATTTGATACTATTTTAGTTAAACGACTTCTAAGGTAATTCGCTAATTTAAAATTTATATCAACTTTTTCTCTACGTCTTCGATATACACGAGTTCTTTCTATTATATGTTTGCGATTTTGTAATAGATAGTTTTTATCATATAGTGCTAATTTTTTTTTATTTGTAATTTGATATTGTCTTTTTATTGTGGCCAAGTGTTTAGCATTTTCTTTTTGCCACTTTAACTCTTGTTGTCTAACTTTATTATAATTGCGATGTCTCCATGTTTTTTGTTGTGTGCCTCTACAAGATCTACAAATTGCTCTTCGTTTAGCAAAACATTCGATATTTAATTGTAAGTTGCACAATCTGCATATTTTCATGCTAAAATAATATTCTTTATATCTTCAATTGAAACTGGGCGAAAATTCCAAACATCAACACCAACATTTATCATTTTATTTTGAATTTGCCAATGTTGATGGATATGTCCACATAAGAGCCATCGACCATCGTCTTTTGGTCTCCACTTAAGATACTTATCGTCACGTGAGTCTATAAGAACATAGGGATGATGGCATAGATTCACTGTAGCAACGCCAGGGATATCAAGGGTAGTTTGTTCTGGAAGAACGATCCAACCATTATCCTCATACTTCTTAATCCAAATTTTTCTGTTCTCTTCATTACGACTCTTCTTGTGATAAGAGTGACAGAAGTCGTGGTTACCTGGGACTAGATATTTAGTACCATTAAGCCTATTGGAAAACAATTCCACTGATCTAAAGGCCATAGAGAAATCACCAAGACAATAAACAGTATCATCTGGACCAACTGTTTCATTCCAATTCTTAACCATTGCCTCATTCATGTCTTCAACTGTTGCAAATGGTCTTGCACAATAGTTAATAACATTAGCGTGATAAAAATGATGATCAGAAGTGAAGAAGATCATTTAGAAAAATACCTTTTATGTTTTTCTTCGGCAAAAGCCATACACCCTAAAACATTAGTGTATTCGGGATATTTCTTACTTAGATTAATATAATTAAATATAGCAAATGTTTCCATAGTACGAGCTACCCAATTTAATGTAAATAATGGACATACTTTACAGAATAATCCAACTGTACCGCCTATTATAGTAAATACACTGTCGATAAAGTAACTAGGCCTTTCATTATAGTCCTGCAATATACAAAATAATGTTATTCTATGTTCTTCTTCTTCATCTGCAATTTTTTGTATTTCTAAATCGCCTGTACGCTTAGCATGACCTAAGTATGCTAATCTTGCTCCTATTTCAACACCATGGTTAAATTTAAGTAAGAAATGCTTCATTTAGGTTTTACTCCAGATGCTAATACTATCTCACAGACATGATCAAGTCTTTCCACATGCTCGTAAGCACTCCAAGGGTCATTAGCAACAGCACAAATACCATGACGGTCTTGTCCAACAATATCATAGAATCTCTTACCATTAGGTGGTGGAGAATAACCAAGTCCAATAAGATGTTCATATGTTACGTCGCCAAGAACTACAGAGGTCACTGGAAGAACTGGAATGTTTGGAGCCACTGATGTATATCGACCAAGTTCTGGAAACTGCTGAGCTAAGACTTGAAGATCCCAACCTGCATACATGGCGGCAATTACGTGAGTTGGATGGACATGAAGAACTGCTTGAGTCTTCTGTGCATGCTTTTGTATTTGCCAGTGCATATGAAGTTCACCAGAAGGTTTAACTCCATTGGGAATTATAAGTTCGCCAGTGTTCATTGTCATCTTAATCATGGATTCAACTTCTATCTTGTTTTTTCTTACACCACTTGGAGTAATATATATAAATGGACTACCTTTACGACGTAAACTTGCATTGCCATCACGAGTCGTTATCCAACCCTTATCATAGCATTTTCGCATGACATCACCGATAGCAGTTATCATTTATAACTCGATATCCAAGTTAGCTAGAGCATTCTCATCTACAACCACACCATCTGCATCAAGCACAGTATTAGCATCTACATGGCGGTAACAAGCATCAAGGATTTCGCCCTGAATTACTTTAGATGATTTAACAAATGCCAGCATATTTGCTTCACCGCGGATCGGTTCATGATTGCCAACTTGCCACATCTGTACGTTCTCTTTGCCAGTCTCTGGGTTCTTAGGGTGAAATACAACGCCTAATGACTTACCTAATTCAAAGATCTCTGTATCTGTATCGATGATACCATTATCATAGTGATATGTAAACTGTGCCATACGTGCTGGAATACCAAGACGATTCTTTTTAACTTTAATACGAACTTTATGTCCTGTCTGCTGTGCCGCACCTGAGATAGTCTCTCCAGACTCAATTACGCCAGCCTTAGTGTCTAACTTTACAATCTCCAACATTATATCTGCAGCATGTTTTAAAGCACGACCTTCAGTGATGACGTATGGATTGCGCAGTGCTTTCATTGCGTCTATCTCAGACGTAACCTGTTGTACAAAAAAAGTTAAAAGATTATACTTAGCTATTACAGGGATAACTAATTTGAGAGCAGTTGGAAGATATGAGCTGCCAGTTCCACCCATTTTCTGATCAGTAGTCTGTTTCATGTTGGCTTCTTTAGGGTAACGAATAGCTTTTATAGAATCAATAACTATACCACGAATCGGAGCCCCTTCTTGAAGGGCTTCTAGCATCTCACCCCCTATATAATCAAAAATAGACAATGGATCGTTATTTTTACGAACAAGGAGGCGTTTTGGATCGCCACCAATCTTAATAAAGAGGGGAAGATTGAATGAATATTCAGTATCAAAATATATAAATATAGCTTCTGAATCTTTTTTCTGAAAATCAGCTATAGCCATCATGGCCAATAAACTTTTTCCACTTTGTTCAGGACCATATAAAACAGAGATTTTACCTGGTTGAAAGCCACCGTTTGCTAGTGCCCAGTTAAGACTGGGCGATCGAGTAGCAATAACTGGTGGCAACTCAATGTTTAAATTTGCCGCTATTACACTGAAATCATTTGAAAGCTTGCTCATCCATTTGCTCATAGAATCTCCTCATATTTATTAGATTTTACTAAATTATCTTTTGCCCATAATGGTTGTAAGTTAGTGTAATGGCAAGCATACTTAAATTGTTCTAGATTCGTAAGATCGAAAGAACTCAATGGTCTAATATGATCTAGATGCCAACCTTTATGTCCATAATTATCCCAATTCATTTTAGAATCAAACTTGGATTGTATATATTGTCGAAATTCTTCTATAGAGCATCCAAGATCAGAGATAGCTGAACCAAACTTTAAATTATTTTTAATTGTCTTAGAGAGACGAGAACGTAAATTTTTAGCTATCTTAAAATTAAGATCAATTTTTAATCGCTTGGATTCATATTTTTGATTATATTTAGATTTTTTATTTTTAAAGAAAATATTCCTATCCTCAATAGATAATTTTCTAATCTTATTAAGTTTTATTAATTGCTCAGGGGAGCGAGCCAGATCTTTAACAGAAATAGTTCTTTCTTTTAAAATTTTCTTACGAGTTTTATCAATTTTAGAAAACCAATTAGCACAATACTTACGTTTCTGTTCTTTTCTAATTGAAGAGAAGTTTCTATGTATTTGGCAATATCCATGCTTATTCCTATTACCCAATAGAGTATTACACTCATTAACACTGCATGTCTTCATTACATGCCCTCAAATGGAGTTGAATAACTATCTCCATAAAGAATCTTTTTTAAAGAATCATGTGCCTGACGAAGTACACTAAGTTTATTCTTCATCAATGAGACCAATGCCTCTGTTTTTGCCTTGTTATCTTTAGCCGCAATAACATTAAGATCAACGTCAACATATCGTTTTCGTGCCTCAGAGCTATCTTTAATATTTCGTTGTTTTAAGTATTCTGCAGCATTGTCTAGGTATGCAATTGCCTCAGCTTGTTCTAGAGCTGATTTAGCTCTAATATCTGCTTGTACTGATTTAGCTAGTAATGCGCCGGCAACGTCTTGTCCAATAATAAAGTCACGTAAATATGTAGCTCCCATTGCCTTATTAACAGAAGCTACATCTTTAACTTTATCAAGGTACGTTGCAAGTGCAGTGACATCTATTGATGTCAATGACTTGTCGCTCATACCTTACTCCTTAAGAGTTTAGAAGCGCATCAGCTTCTGACATAAAGTCATCATCAAGACTTAGATTAACTGTCGTTTTTGCAGCACTTCTAGTTGAAGTAGTAACCACATCATCTTCATCATCTAAACGAATTGCTACTTTAGCAGCAGGTTTAGTTGTTACAGACGCAACTGTTGCAGTTCTTACTGACGCTGCTGCTGTTTTAGCAACAGGTGCTGCAGTTTGCGCAGTGGCAGTAAACTCAACAGTTAGATCTGCATCCGGGCAGACTTCGATAATTGAGGGCATATTGGCTTCTAGAATTTCTTGAAGTTCTTCATATGTCTTTACTTGATAGATAGATGACAGATCATAAGCCAAATTCTCGTAGTTCTGTACGATAGAGTCTGGGAGAGGAGAGCGATCATCTTCAAAAGTAAAACCACCAGTTGCTTTCTTAACTTTAGTCTGCATCTTCTTAGCGTCATACTCTGTCTTAAAACCTTGACCTGTTCGAATGATATCAAACCAAACACCAGAATCATCATCATTAGAGTTTAATGATGTAGGATCTTGATTATAGTCGGTGATATATTGACTCATTTCAGTTTTAATCTTATTGTGAGCAGTTGATTTTAACTCAAGAAGACCAACTTCGCCCGACTGATCAGCTGCATTGTAAACATAAACATTCTTAGGGTTTAGATCGGAGATCATTTTATTTAAGCTAGAAAGACGCTCTCTGATTGCTTCTTCAGAAGCACCTGAAGTCTGTAGTTGACCTTTAATTTGTTCTGCGCGTTTCTTAAGTTCTTGAACATATTCAAAAACTGGACATTTCTTCTCACTTGTTAGTGATGAAGCAAATGGACGAGCTCGGTTAGATTCAGGGTCAAATAGTCCCCAGATCACTGACCATTTTCGATATGGATATCCGTTTGAGGCTTCGCCGAAGGGCGGGAGAATTCGATAGACATTGTGTCCATCTTTTACTTTATGTCGGCGCCATTCGCGACGACTTTTGAGAGAGTCAAGGTTGATTTTAATTTTATTATTTGTAGACATAGATACTCCTTAGAGGGTTTTATTAAACAGCGTAATTGCCGTAATTTAATTATACCATGATATTATAAAGATGTAAAACAGGCTAGTTTTTATCAAAGTCACTAAAACCATTTTGATAAAAAATTTCAGTAGCTTGCGGCAAACCTGAGTCAACATAATAAATTGTATCTACACCTTTAGGGCGAGTTTTAATCTTCTTATCGAGGTATTTAGCAAATACTGCAGGATAGTCTTGCTTTAGCATTTCTACAACAATTAAGTTCAACTCTTCGTTAGAAGAGAATGGACGTCCTTCATAGTTATGAACTCTAGCAGAGTATGCTGTCATATTTTCAGGGTCATAATTTTGAGCCACTGAGTCAAGAATCATCCTCATGTGGAATGCACCAGTAAGACCATTCTTAGGTGTTTTTCTACTGTGTAAAGAAATATCTTCTAAAAAATTAGGTTTATCTATAACATATTCATTCTTTGCTAATTCTTTAGGCGCCTCTGTAACTACTGTAAATTTTCCCATCTGTTCTCCTTGTTTAAAAATCTATTCTACCTTTGAGATTTCTGTTATGTTCAAACTTACTGGAGTTTTCCAGCCCTGTTTTAGTTCACCGCTAACATATACAACAGTATCTTTAGGCCAACCAAAGGCTTTCTTAGCATCCCACAATGTTGCTTCAAGTATATTGTAACCATCTGACAGCATTACAGAAACTCTATGCCAAGGTTTACCCTTCTTAGATATTCCTTGTTTATAATTAGAGCTATCAAATAATAACATCATCCCAACACTCTTATCAAAGCCTTTATTCAAGAAACCTTCAGCAACTTTAACATTACCTAATATATAAGTCTCAGCGCCTTCACCGGCCTGCATAATATAAGGAACACCTTTGCGACCTGTAGGCTTCAGTGCTGGCCATTTGTTCTCTAAAATTTTTCCTATTTCTAGAGAAGATAGAAGTGACTTATTAAAAGACTGATTATATTCTTTTTCTTGAAGGAACATAGTTAATGGATTTATGTCATACATATCTTCTTTAAACTCAGTCTTGCTCTTTCTTAGAGATAGATACTTCTTCATGAATGCTAAACGGCGCTCGCTATAGTCTGACACCGCTTCGTCCATGAGGTCATCGGCAGCTCTAGCTTTTATTAGGGCAGACATTGAACCAATATTAACACGTGAGTGGTTGACCCTGGCAACGTAATCTTCCAGTGAATTGAATGGTCCGATTGTGACCAATTCTTTAACGATAGCAGGTCCAATCGATTTAATAGCAGAAATAGGTGCAACGATTTTTCCACCTTGTATTTCAAATATCTGCGCTGGCTTTCTGAGAGATGGTGCGACGACAATGTCACCTAGATACGCAATATACTTCTTAACCTTTTCATTATTATCCTCATTATTCAATACTGAACACCACCACTCTAGTGGATAATGATTCTTTAAATACAGAGTGATATAACCAAGTTCTGCATAGGCCCATGAGTGAGATCTATTAAAAGAATATCGTGAGAAAGCCATAATTGTATTACAAAGTATATCTGATTGTTCAGATGTCCATCCTCTTTTATTAGTCTCTATACGAATTCTTTCAAAAGTTGACATAATAACTTCATGTTTCTTCTTCGCAATAGCGCTACGAATAATATCTGTTTCTTCTAAAGTATATCCGCATATACCAACAAGAATAGCCATTACTTGCTCTTGAAACACAATAATGCCAAATGTATCTTCAACATATGGTTTTAAATCATCATGAATATAATATGGTTGATAATTACCGTTTCTAGCGTTAACATACACCTCAGTTGCCGCTTGTGTTTCTGCCAAACCATCTTTACCAAGTTTTTTCGAAGTTGATCCTGCAAGAACAAACTCTGATTGTGCATCCATCGCGCCAGGTCTATATAAAGCCGTCATTAACGCTAAATCTTCTCTACATAGAGGGGCAAACTCTTTAGCAGCGCCTTTAATAACATCAGAGTTAAATTGAAATGTAGAATCTGTATCGGCTCGATAAAAATCAGAAAATACACCCTCATCTCTATCTGGTAACCTATAAATAGCTGGAACACCTTTTTCTTCTTCATTGAAATCTACATTGTGATTCTTTTTAACAAGAATTAGACAATCAGAGACCATTGATAATGTTTTAATACCTAAGATATCTGCTTTAACTAAGCCAGATTTTTCAACCATAGAGGCATCATACTGAGTTACCAATATATCGCCCAAATCCTTATCTGTCATCACCATTGTGGGAATACGATCAGCAGAGAGGTCCAGGGTTGAGATTACGAATGCAGATGCATGTCTAGACCAGCCACGAATAGAACCAATTAGTTTCTTTACCATTGATTCTACTTCTGGACGATGCTTAAAGAAATTTGCTAATATAGGCTTCTTATGTACTTCACCAATGTGCTCTACACCCTCTTGATCAATATAGCCATACAGAAAGTCATGCTCATCAACTCCTTGAGGAGAATCGTCAATCTCATCGCAGAGAGCCTTAACTTCTGGATCATTGCGATTTCTTCCATAAAGAGCATACATTGCATCTTTGATAGCATTCTTAGTCTTCATCTTATTAAATGTTGCAATCTGTGCAAAACCAAGGTTATATTTCTTTTGTAAATATCCCATTACAAGTGGACGAGCTCGGTCAGCAATATCCAAATCAATATCTGGAAACGATCCAGCGCGAATCCTAGCTTTAGATAGGAAACGTTCGAATGGTAAGTGGGCAGCAACAGGATCAACATGGATAATTTTAAGATAGTAACTTAAAAGAGATCCACCAGCAGAACCTCGAGCAATACCCTGCATTAAGCCAGATGATCTGGCAAATGCACATACATCTTCATACATTAAGAAATATGGCAAGAAGTTAAGTGTTTCATTTTTCATGATAACTTCAACTTCTTTCTTAAAGCGCTCTTTATATTCAGGCGAATCGTTCCATCGACCATACTCTTTGATTTTAGTCATCATATAGTAGTAGGTCTGCACATTGTAATCATCAGTCTTGTCTTTTATAGACTCTGGAATATTAACCAACGGAAGATGATATTCATGCTTAACTTTAATGCCTGCTGCATTCTTTGCAATATCCAGTGTAGAACCAATCATAGTACGAAAGTTTGCTTCAGAAAGTTTGTCGCCAAGATGACCCTTTAATATCGAAAACATCTCAGTTGCCTTAACTACGTGTCTTGATTCAAAGAAATAACGACTATCTTTAAAAGAATTTTTAGCAACACAGTCTTGAACAATCTTATCTACTGGATCTATAAAGTGAGCATCAGAAACTGGGATGCATTTTAGATTTAATTTCTGAGCAGTTTCTAGATAGAAGTTATTAATATGCTTCTGCATATTTCCACCCTCTACGTTATAACCCACAAAACCAATAGAAGAATCAAAGTATTTATATACATCAAGTGCTGCTAGTTCTAACCTTACATCAACTTTATCTGCTATCTCATTTATTAGATTGAATGCTTCATTTCTTTGTCTATTTAAAAGTAATTGAGTTACTGGACCATTGATACCTGGGATACCAAAGATAATACCATCACTGTACTCACATACTTTCTCAAAAGTAAGCAGTGGAAATTCAACTGTTGA